CGACGAATAATTAACCGTTTCTTTTTATTCGTTTCGCCTCCTCCGACTATTTTTGGTCTCAATTCGAGCCTTTTATGTTTATTTGAGTTCTTCGAAATAACGAGTTCCGGTTTCTTCAAATCATTTAGTTTTACTTTATTCGATTTATTACCCCTATAAACAATGGGAAATTGAATATGAGATACAAAATTCTGGTTCGCAAGGAATGTCATTAAATATTTGGAAAGGTCCGTATTCATAATTGGGGATTGTGTGTATTCTGGAAATTTCTTGTTGTATTCTTCTTCTGTAAAGAGACAGAAACACGTTCCCGGAGCGGTCCTCCCTGTTCGTCCCCGCCTCTGCTTATGCGACGCCTTCGATATGAACTTCTTTTCAAGAGATTCCATATTTTTATCAGAATAATATACCATTTTATTAACTAATCCGGTATCAATTACGTATAATAGACCGTCAATTGTAATTGAAGATTCCGCGACCTCAGTTGCAAAAACGACTTTCCTTGAAAATCGTCCATTTTGTTTATATTTTTGTGAATTTATAATCATCTCTTGTTCATCTTCTCCATCCTTTGTCTTTTTGCTTGTCGAGCTGGTTAATGTAGCGCAATATATTTTTTTACCAAGTTCTCTATTTAATCTGTCTAATCTCATACTTAACTGACCACAACCATCTGATGTATCGCTTTTACTCGGAAAAAATACTAATATATCACCGTCATCGGTCTCTTTGAGAAGAGATACTACTTTATCTACCGCAACTTCGAAGTAGTTTTTATCAATAATATTTCCATTTTCGTCGTATTTATTGATTGGTTTGTTCAAATAGATTGATTTTATAGGTTGATTTGGTTTCTGACCTGCATCAAGCATCACGAACTTGAACTGAGATGTCGGGAAATAATTCACAAATATTTGCGTATTAATTGTGGCCGACATAATAATGAGTTTGAATGCGGGCCTTTTTAAAACAAGCTGTTTAAGGAGAAGAAGTAAGAGGTCGATATTTACGTTGCGCTCGTGGGCCTCATCAATAATAACCATATCCAGCTCCATAAGTAGCGGGTCCTTTTGGAGAAGTTGAAGAATATATCCATCAGTTGAATAAATCAGGCGACAGTCGGTCGAATATGCTCCCTTTTCGGAATCACGATATTTCATACCAATATAGGAGCCTACTTTAACATCCATACACATCGCAGAAAAAATAGTATTTTCCTTTGTTGGAACGCGCTTCGGGTTTGTTATTGCAATGCGCCCCTGATAATTCATACAATGAAGAGCAAATTTGGGGGTTAGAACCGTTTTTCCACTACCTGTTCCGGATACGACCAAAATAACATTGTTATCATAAATAAGGTTAATTGCTTCTTCTCTTTTCGCATACATTGGATAATTAGACCATCTCTCTGCTAATTTTTGGTAGGTCGTATTCTTTTTAGAAAAATTCTTTGTTGAGTCATAATAGAGGTTTTGATACGGCTCATTTGTCAGAGGATTATTACTAACACCTTCTGGGTCCAAAATACCGATAGGCTCAAATAATTTTTCCCGAGGAACATAAATATCGCGTGTATAGGGATATCTGTTCCTGTTATTCAAATTTTCCCGATTATTATTCCCAATGATGACAGTATTTTTATTGCTCCGAGCGTTGTTATTCTTATTATTTTGAGGAGTTATAGCATTTGCCCCTGAGTTTCGATTATTAACATTTGCAGAATTTGTATTATTGCTCATATTATTATATTATAAAAATATAATATATAATTAAATGAATAATCCAGAAATAGAATTGAACAATATTATTCAGAAGCAGATTGTTATACAGCACCGCACTCTCTATTTAGAAATTTACAATATTATGTCAAATGTGCATAATAATTTTGAAAATCGCATTTTCCGGAAAGAGAAATATAATATTTTAATGGAAAAAATAGACGAAGTCCTTTTAGTATATAAGGACCTAAATATCGAAAATTTTCATTCTGACAATCTCATGAAAATACATAATCTGAGAAAAAAACTTATTGATTTACTTCCTGAATGTGGCTGTGAGAAAATAAGTAATATCTTATCACTCTATTTAGGCCATGAAATTCACACAACTCTTTCAGTGCCATATAAAAAGCTCGTTGATTTCTATGATAATTTTTTCATTTCTACAAATGCGAAGCTCGAAGTTAAAGATATTGTAGACCTTAATGAAGAACACGCAACTCTTCCATATGCGAAGAAAATCGATAGTAAAAATCAGTCGTTTATTGAGAAAATTGAGGGCGCCGATATTTATTTTCCTTTCAATGAGAAGGTCGTTGTAGTAAGTGGTTATTTCAAAAAAGACCCCCTTAATATGTGTCGCATTGGAGGGACCCTTGGGGAGAAATTGAAACGTGTAGAAGAGCAATTAGAGTATCTTTCAGTGGATGCTAACTTCAAGCGCGGGTTTCTAAATCAGATGTCCCTCCGTGATTTCATCTTGAATACAGAAATCGAAATAAATGGCCTCATTGAAAGCGCCCATAAAGATTTAGTAAAATACAGGTCGAAACCATTATCTCTTCTCGTCAAAGAGTTCATAACAGGTAATAATTATAAGCAACGCTATATTTTAACTCTTTTCCTGCTCAGTGATAGTGAGGACCAGTTTCTGGCCCATATTATCTACGATATGGTCTGTAATACGAGTGAGCTCCTCAAACCGCAACCGATGGCGGAAGAGGTCTATAAGAGCCTCCATTATTCCATCCAAAAGCTATTCCGCGTTGCCTTTAAAAATGTGGAAGACAAAATCGCGCAACTTCATAGTATTACAGAAAATGATATTCCGTATGATAAGCGCATCGCAATGATGAAGTGTAGCGACTCAATTAAAGCGAAGGCGCTCGATAAGTTTAAGGAAACGCGGGGGACACGAGAGGGGTCCGCCAAAGCACAGCAGTATTTAGACGGCCTATTGAAGATTCCATTTGGAATATATAAGAAGGAGCCTGTCCTATTTGGATTAGAGAATTTCACTGCAAAGTTGAACGGAATTGTTATGAATAGCCTGAAAATACTCAATGAGTTCAATATACGGACTGAGTTCGAGAACTATATATACGCTGATGTTTTCACGACGCTCAAAGAGTTCAATAATGACCGTATTGAAAGTTCAGTTGAGTCATTCCTTCGTAAAATGGAGCGGATGCTAAAACAAATATTCGCGTATAATCAATGTCATATGGAAGAGAGCGATTTGAAATTGAAGGAGTATTGTGGCGAATTTATTGCGGAGATACTCAAAATGAAGAAGATTAAAGAGGAGTTGGATAATGGGATTGATAGAGACGACGCACTTGAAATTCAGCATAGTAATCCTGATAATCATATTCTCATATCCATCGCTATTAACATGGTCAATATTTGGAAGGACTGGCTCCTTTATAAGAAGTCGAAGAAGAAATATTTGGAGAATGTGCGGACGACCCTAAATGAGAGCGTCTATGGCCAAGAGGAGACGAAACTCCAATTGGAGCGCCTGATTGCGCAGTGGATGAATGGGAAAATGGACGGATTCGTCTTCGGGTTTCAGGGACCGCCGGGTGTGGGTAAGACAACCATTGCCAAGAAGGGAGTCGCCAAGTGCTTCTTGGATGAGGACGGAAATCCCCGCCCATTTGGCTTTCTACCACTGGGAGGAAGTAGCAACGGCGCCACATTAGAGGGTCATAGTTATACTTATTTGGGGTCAACTTGGGGGCGCATCGTTGATATATTGATGGAAACCAAATGTATGAACCCGATTATTTACATTGATGAGGTCGATAAGGTCTCGATGACTGAGCACGGGCGCGAGATTATCGGAATACTCACGCATCTGACGGACTTCTCCCAGAACAATGAGTTCTATGACCGATATTTTTCGGGAATAAAGATTGATTTGAGCAAGGTGCTTTTCATCTTTTCGTATAACGACTCGAACGCCCTTGACCGCATTTTGCGCGACCGCATAACGGAAATAAATGTGAAACCACTTTCACTGAATGAGAAGATACACGTGGTCCGAAACTATTCACTCCCCGAGATATTGGACACGGTCGGTTATAAAAAGGATGATATTACTCTATCGGATGAAGTTGTTCGCTATATCATCCAGAATTATACGAATGAGGCCGGCGTCCGCAAATTGCGCGAGAAACTTTTCGAAATTGTTCGCGAGATTAACTTAAAGCGGATTGTCGATGGGATAATCCAGCTCCCTTTTGTGGTATCGCAGGATTACGTCAGTGAACTATTCAGTGATAAGCCGAAAGTTAATGTCCGTCAGGTTGCGAAAGAACCGCAGGTCGGATTCGTGAATGGGCTATACGCAACTACGGCGGGGACCGGCGGTATAACAATTGTTGAGTGCTTGAAGACGCCAAGCGACCGAAAGCTGTCTCTCGAACTGACGGGCCAGCAGGGCGACGTTATGAAGGAGTCGATGATTTGCGCGAAAACGCTCGCTTGGAATATCATACCGAAGTCGATTAAGAAGGAGATAAATGAGGAGTTCGAGACTTACGGAAACTTCGGATTACATCTTCATTGCCCCGAGGCGGCGACCCCCAAGGATGGCCCAAGCGCCGGAATAACAATCACGACCGCAATTATTAGTCGCCTCTGTAATATAAAAGTTCGCAATGACATCGCGATGACGGGGGAGATTGATTTACACGGGAATGTTCATCCAATCGGGGGTTTAGAGGCGAAGTTAGAGGGCGCCAAGAGGGCCGGAGTTCGGATGTGCCTGATTCCGAAAGATAACGAGGAGGACTATCAGAAGATATTGAGGCGCCGGAAGTCGATTGATGATAGTGGTCAGAGTCGGTATAATGATGCCCTTCCGGAAGTTATCATAGTTTCCAGCATTTTAGAGGTTATAAAACATGTTTTGGTAGATAATGATTTAGATTTTAGTCAAAATTAGGATTTTAGTTTTAGATTTCAGTTCAAATTATTTTTTTGTATATAATAGATATGGACGGATTGGCCGCGTTTACTATTTTCCTCATTTTCTTCATTATTATTTGGTTTCTTGCGATGAATGGTTGCGTAAAAGAGAGACGTTATGGCGTTGTAGAAGTTCAGGGAAACCCCAGACAGAATTCCGGATATATGTTGATGTAATTTAGTAATATATATATTTTTTTTAAATATATTACATTATGAATAATAATATTTTACAAAGCGCCGATACATATACTATGAGTGATTTTCAGAAACAGCAGTTGGCCGAATCTTACAAGAAATTATACTCGAAAACAATATACGAGAATGAAAAATCGGAGCGCGAGAAATATAATAAAAGAGTATATAATTTATCGTTGAAGACATTGTTTGAGAACTTTTTTACGACGTGGACGCATATTGTTAATGAGATGACTGATTTAGTTTATGATGATAATAATAACAAGAATTTCAATAATTACATCATCATATTAACGAAGAATGAGCGGGTCATATATGTTGGAATAATGTTTATCCTCCTTTCATTAATTTGCTATTTTATTTTTCTCACGAATTAAATAGTTATGACTGAAACAATTCTCAAAAATTATTTACAAACATCGACCCTATTAAATAAACAGCAATATTCAACAAATGAAACGGCCCGTCTTTTCGATAACGTCAGCCCTTTCACTCTATTCAATATAATCGGTAAAAATGACCTGTTTTTTGTGGCGATTTTGCTATTGATATTCTATGCGTGGTTTATCCGATTCGAAATAAGATTAGGAGCCGTCTTTGGGTTCTTCTTTTTAGGATTTATCTATTACATTTATTATAATTATAAATACTACAATATTCGCGATTTTACAGTCGATAAGAATAATAAAGATGCATTCCTTTCTAAAATATTGTCCGATAATAATTTAGACGCAATTGAGGGGACACTTATTTATGGAAAATATTCATTAGAGTTTCCTATTGGGGGAGAGGCGGTTTCATATATGAACTTGAATCCGGCGGGTGTTGATTTTTACTATAATAGTCGTGATTTCATCCAATACAATTATTTGAACTACAAGAATTCACTGGTCGCCTTCAATTACATGACGAAGCTATATAATGAAATCTTGTTCGGGCTCAAAAATAGGGGGGACCAATATAAGGTTTTGCTCGATTTGCGAGAGGAGTGCTTAAACAGTTGGCACTCAATTATATACAAATTACCGAGCTCTGAGGCGATGAACGAGAAACACAGGAACGGGACGAACATCTTGGAGGAATTGACGCAGAATTATGTGGATGAAGCGCAGAAGAAGATTGAGCAACAGAACGCGCAGAATGGGATAAATACGGAGTATTTCCCTATTGTTAAAACGGGGCCGATGGAAAATGATACGGGGGCGTATGGTTATAATTCGCATTATAACGTTTTTTAGATTGGGGTGTGGTTTATTGAAAGATTTGATTTTTCAATAAATATTGTTGAATGGAATATTTGAGAAATTAGTTATTTTATTATGATTTTTATTGTAATACTCTTTCAACTGCGGTTAATATTGTATTACAAAATATTGGATGTTCTGAAGTTCTTTGTTCAAGAATGAAATCTCTTAATTGTATCAATGCATCTTTTGGTATTTCTGATATTTCAACATCTGAAAAAGAATAAGGATTACTTGCAAAACTTTTATTTATTTGTATTTGTTTAAATTTTGCTGTTTTTGGAAATCGACCTTCATTAAAAGCAACATATTCATAATACATAGTAGGAACCGTATGTGCATAAATTAACCAGTCATTTTTATTATCTCTCAAGAATGGTAAATTATCTTTTCTTATTTTTGGAGAAAAAAATATAAATGGTTCGTCAAATATATCATTTTTTCTTTTTAATCTTGGTTGTATCTTTTTTGTATCTATATCGCGTTTAAATACTTTAAATCCTAATGATCTTTTTTCATAATTATTCATCAGATTACCTATTTCTTCATAATTATATATTATTAAAAAATCATTCGAAGTTAATATTCCATTCGTATCAATGTCCCCCCCCCTTCATTTGTTTACCAATCTTTTTCCCAGTCTTTGTCGCAGTTTTTTTCTTCTTTAAATGAACTTCCGGCGCAAATCGAATGATGCGCCCTTTTAGTTCAATTGGTTTCGCCAGTTTTTTCATTTCTCCTAAATATGGACCGTAAGTCTTCTTTTCAGATTTTTGAGTTATCTCTCGAACGCAAAATTCCACCTTTTTGCTTTTACTTGAAGCGCAAAGTTTGCTGACAATTTTTCGCGCGGCCGAGGACGGACTCGATGAAATATAAAGTCCATGCTCTTTTGAACCGACAACCGCAGTAAAATGACGTTTTAATGATAACATGTTATATTATTGAATCAGAAAAATTATTTATTATCAATAATATAATATCATCTTCATTAAATTATTCCAAAAAATTAGGTAATATAGGTATAGTATTTATTATTTTAGGAATTCTAATTGGATTTGGGTTTTGATCAATATTTGAATTTATTACACCAATAATATCTGAAGGTAGATCATTAATATTAAAACCAATATTCCCCCCCTTTATTTTTTTACCAATCTTTTTCCCAGTATTTGTCGCAGTTTTGTTCTTCTTCAAATGAGCTACCGGAGCGTATCGAATTACACGCCCTTTTAGTTCAATTGGTTTCGCCAGTTTTTTCATTTCTCCTAAATATGGACCGTAAGTCTTCTTTTCAGATTTTTGAGTTATCTCTCGAACGCAAAATTCCACCTTTTTTCTTTTACTTGAAGCGCAAAGTTTGCTGACAATTTTTCGCGCGGCCGAGGACGGACTCGATGAAATATAAAGTCCATGCTCTTTTGAACCGACAACCGCAGTAAAATGACGTTTTAATGATAACATGTTATATTATTGAATCAGAAAAATTATTTATTATCAATAATATAATATCATCTTCATTAAATTATTCCTAAAAAAGAGGAGGGGGTGTAAGGGGGAACTCTAAGTTCCCCAGATAAATGGCATTATATATTATTGAATGAGAAAAATTATTTATTATATAATTGTTATACGATAGTTCAGATCATTTATTGCAACAATATTTTTGCGATTAAAATTATTCATACAAAAATTGATGGTAAAAAAAATTAAAATTATAGAATAATAAGCGTTTATATCGATTAAAAATGGTAAAAAACATCAGCAAAGATACTTCTAAAGCTTTATCTGCATCAGCTACTAAAAAACCCAAATCTAAAAAAATGGGTATAAAGAAGAAAAAAAAATCAAGTGAGTGTCCACATGGGCGCCGGAGGAACCGTTGCAAGGACTGTGGTGGAAGTTCTTTATGTATTCATGGCAGGCGTCCAAATCAGTGCAAGGAATGTGGTGGGAGTTCGATATGCGAACATGGACGCCGGAAGACTATCTGCAAGGAATGTGGCGGGATTTCGATATGCAAACATGGAGTCCAAAAATACACATGCATAGAGTGTGATGGAAAAGGCAGGTGTGAACACGGACATTTACATCGTAATTGCAATGAGTGTAGCGATGTTTCAAAGAAATGTAGCGATGTTTCAAAGAAATGTAGCGATGTTTCAAAGAAATGTAGCGGTGTTTCCAAGAAATGTAGCGGTGTCTCCAAGAAATCTAAAGATGTCTCCAAGAAATCTAAAGATGTCTCCAAGAAATCTAAAGATGTCTCCAAGAAATGTAGCGGTGTCTCCAAGAAATCTAAAGATGTCTCCAAGAAATCTAAAGATGTCTCCAAGAAATCTAAAGATGTCTCCAAGAAATGTAGCGGTGTTTCCAAGAAATGTACGAATCACTATACTGCAGATGAATGCAATGAATGTCTTCAGCCCTCACCGAGTATTATTTTTCAAAAAACTGATGAAAAACCACGACACAATGAAGATGGAGATGATTCTTCATTGGATGGTTTGAATGAAGATGGAGATGATTATCAATCTTTATTGTATGATTTTTTTGGGAATTCCATCAGAATCATTCCAACTTGGTCTCCCTATCCTTCTCCCTCTCCCTCTCCCACAATGAGATTGTTTCCAACCAATGAAATTAAGGACACGATCCACTTTAATTTTGGAGAAGATTACTTCATCCCCAGAACCGAACCATCTTTTTTGGATATTTGAAATGGTCGACCTATTTATAATAAGTTGTTTCACTCATTGGATTTTTTATTGGACTAACAAATAAATATGATTTTCTAAAATAATTTTTTCTTATTACAGCAAATTGAGAATTATTTGTTTGTCTCTGAATAAAATCAATTATTTCAACACAACGACAACATTTAATTATTTTATTCAATTTATCTTTTTTTGTAGATAAACTATAACATTATTTTTTTCATTTTTCTAATATAAGGTCCGTAAGTTTTTTAAGGATCATTCAGTTGTTTCTCGGACGCAAATTGAATAAGAAAAATTATGTTTCAATCAATAATTTTATTGAAAATACAGATTTTTCAATAAAAAATTAAATTATTCAGTGTTTCTTAGCTTTCGACTTTGAAGAAGTGCTCTTTTTTGCAGGTTTAGCCTTCGTTTTTGAAGAAGTGCTCTTCTTCGCAGGTTTGGCCTTCGTCTTTGAAGAAGTGCTCTTCTTTGCAGGTTTCCTTTTTTTACTTCCTCCAATGAAATCATCATTATACGCACGAGGGTATGGATTGGGGTCAGGAGAACATCCAGTAGATACAGGAGCAACTCCACATTCAACTAATTCTTTCTTACTCATAAAAGGAGTGCTTTTATTAAATATTGGAAAATAAGCTTTATCTGTCTCGCTGGTTGTATTTATAGGTCCCCAAGACATGAATGTAGACTTAAAATCACTACCTCCACCAGCGCTATCATCACCACCTTTAAGTTTTCGTGAAGACTTTGGCTTAGTTGTCTTCTTGGCCCCCTTTGATGAAGAAGACCTTGTCTTAGCTTTCGCTGGCTTCTTGGCTCCCTTTGATGAAGACCGTTTCTTCTTCGCACCCCCATTCAATTTCCCGTCTTCTAACACATCTTCTGTTTCAACAACAGGATCACTACCAGTTAATGTGCCCGCATAATATCCATCACTTCCTCCACGCCTCGCCCCAGAAGTCTTTGGCTTGTATCCACAACCACAACCACCACCTTTTGTAGCGCTATCCGCTGCCGCCATTGAGCCAGTCATATTACCTTGCGACTGATTCATTTTTGCCTCATAATCATCCATTTCACCACCACCACGAACAACTCTCTTCTTTCGCCCACCACCCATTATTGGTTTATTCGCGTCTGCCATTAATCTGCCCATATGGCCATTCATATTACCTTGCGACTGATTCATTTTTCCCTCATAATCATCCATTCCACCACCACCGCGAATAACTCTCTTCTTTCGCCCACCACCACATTTCGCATCCTTTGATGCATTGTAAGGCGCATAGCTTCCCTGTTGCGCAGATGTGTAATACTCAGATGCCAATTTAGTCCCTCCGGTCTGTGTAGCCCAAGTTAATGAAGAATTTATTTTATCGAACTCATCAAATGCGTCTGAACCGCCACGCTTTTTGGTAGAAGATGACTTCTTAGCGGGCTTCTTCTTAGTAGAAGCCGACTTCTTAGCTTGTTTCTTAGGAACCCCGCCTTTCTGACTACCATAATATTCATTCAAATCCATTGCATTACATTTACTACAACCTGATTGAAAACTATATGGTTCTTGAAACCCCATATTAGAATTATTACTTGCTCTCATACTTATATCTAAGAAATATATTTTATTCGTTTGATTAAGAAATATATTATAATTCTAAATGTATGTCCGAACCAATCATCCATGAACAAGAAGGCTCCCTCGATGATTTCATTGATAATTTAGTATCCGCACCTCCTCAACCCCCCAATACATATCGCCTTATTAATGAAGACACCAATTTAGACACAACCTTCAATATCTTAGTTGAAATATTCACAAAAGTAATGAAGTATGTCTATTCAGACCGAACCGGAAAAGTCAATCTCGATAATCTGGACGAGACCGCATATTCACTTATGTCTAAATATTTTAATAGTTTTGGGTTCAATATCTACCTCGATAAAATTGAGGGGACAAATAAGGTCTCTTTCGGGACTACTGAGGATTCCCCTATACGTGGAGATGAACTAAAAGCCAAGTGCCTCAGAATCAAAACACAACTCTATCAATATGTCATTTATTTCGATGTCCTCAAATAATTATTATCTAAATATATTATAAGATTCACATAATGATAATATATTATATAGCGTGGGGGTCCCTCCTATGGAACTTCAAAAGTCTCAAAATAGAGACCGAATGGACCAAATCTAATATTAAATTCCCACTAAACTTTTCAAGAATATCAGACAGTGGTCATGGCCGGCTCACATTAGTCATTGACAAAACCGGCGAAATGAATAACGTCTATTACGCGCGAACCTCTTTCTCCAATCTGAACACCGCAATACAAAAACTAAAAACACGAGAAAAAACGTCGAATAAAAATATTGGCTTCATAAATATTGCGTCCGACACATTTCGAACGTCGCTACTTGACAATAAAACAATACAGGAGCTTGTAAGTTTCGCCAAGAAAAACAAGATTGATGGTCTCATATGGACTGAAATTCCCCCCAATTTTGAAGAAGTGTTTGGGAAGTCATATTCAAAAGAGAGCGCCATTGAATATATTGAATCTAAACATGAAAACAAGAGAGTCTATAATAAAATATTGGAATACATCTTTTTGAGCAAAATATATGGGAATATTAAAACCCCGCTATCAACCACTTTAACAAAGCGTCTGATATGTAATAAATTATAGGAATCTTATGAGAATTCCACTACAATATTAACATTATGACGGCTCATACTTTTCGCGGCCGAAACTGATAGCTCGTGCCTTTTTCTCCGGCGCATCTCTTTCTTAGGGGACAACTCCTGCTGTTCCTGTGAACTAATTGAATCCTCTGACTTTTGCGCATCGGATTCTTCCTTGTCATATTTCAATGATGCATTCATATCTTTCTCAATTATTTCCATATTTGAGACTGTATATTCAATAATATTATTCTCAATCGCCCACCGAAAGAAGTTGAGCTGTCCCACTGTTGTAAGAAGTTCGTGCCCCTTCCCATAAATGAAATTTATACGGTCCCTTCTACAAAAGGGGTCGAAGTATATTTTAGCATATGCTTTCAACTGATTCTTATAATCCATATGAACAATTATATTAGTCCCGCTCTTATTTGTAAGGATGATGTTATTCTTCTTACAATAATTCGTTACGAACCAATCCAGAACGCGTAATGATATCTTTGAAGTCCCCTGAACAATTGGGAGAAGTATCGTAATATTCGAATCAACTGCGTAAAATTTGGATAAGGATTTCATTAATAAATCGACTTTTGATATTATTTTAGTTTTCGGTTCGCTCATATTATTCTTTATTTCATTTCCTTTATATTGATTTTTATCTTATTTGTAAAATAAGATAAAAATAAATAGTTGATATAAAATATAATTTTATATTCAATATTGATTTTTTGTTATTTGTAAAAATAACAAAAAAATAAATAGTTTTATTTGTTTAATTCCTGCTTTTATTTTATTAAATAAAATTATATGAATTTAAAAAGGGTCCATTTCGGTATTATACAATTTTCAAACAAGCACACCGAAATTTTTGGGACTTTCATTGAAATCCTAAAAAAATATGACTGGCCCTTAACAATATACTATAATTTAGAAAGCGACGAATATACATTCTTAAAATACTACGAAAAGATATTCGGAAAATTGGATATTCGTCCAATTTCCGAACTTAATTACGATTTGGACGTATATATAATCACATCCAGCACAGATTATAAAAATAATGCAAACGCAATTGAACAAATAGCCCATAAATCCATTTTCATCCACCATCAGAAAATTCATCATCGGCCATTTATGAAAAAAACAATAACAGTTTCCCCCGTTATTCAAACAGCCGAAATGCCCATCAATGAATACATCCTCCCCATTTATAGAAACTATAAACATATCCATTATAAATCGTCTTATTCATCATCAAAAACAGTTTTTGGCGTAGTTGGAGGAATTCGTATTTTCGGTAATGGGGTCCCCACGGACCGCGATTTAACTCAGCTCAGGAACTTCATAGAAGCACACCCAAATGAAAATTATGAATTCTGGTTCTTTATGAGAAAATGGGACTGGATCGGTATATCAAAGCGCCATAAGTTTCTGGCGAACAATCCTAAAATTATAAGCTTTGCGGGTCTAACAACGGAGCAAATGATAAAACACCTCCACCACGTTAAATTTATTCTCCCCCTTTCAAAGAAGGGAGGCTGGTTCTATAATCAGAGGCTAACCGGCTCAATTCCTATCGCCATTAATTTCAATATACCACTCGTAATTGAGGAAAAACTGGCGAGCATATATGAGGTCAAAAACTGCTCATTTTGCTACCAAGACACATTGGAACCACTAATTGACCTAATCACAATAAGTAAAGATGATTATTATAGTAAAATACTGGATCTCGTAAAATACAAGAAGAGAATAACGAAACAGAATGAGATGAATTTTCTGAATTTGTGTGTTAAACCGGCGTAAAAATTGAAGTAAATAATTTACGTTTTATAATGATATAACGAAGATGGATGCTACTACTGAATGCACACGTTGTGGAAATGGTTTCATGACAAATAATTCATTTTTGATGACATGTTCTATTTGTCATCAACGCGACATTGATTTTACGATTGACTTGGGAAATCAAATTCGAATTTTACAAATTAATATAACTCTTATGAATTTATCAATTGAGATATGTCATATTAGAATTTCGGATGACCGCAAGCTTATTTTAGAAAAACTGGTTGCGCAATTGGAGAAAGAAAAACAAGAGCTGTCGAAAAATGTCTAAGTTCTAAATGATAACGCAATTTCTTGAATAGAATTATAATAATAAAAATATTCAATTATATAGTAATATTATGAATAACTTTTTTATTCATAATATTATGACACTATCAGATGTTTGGAAATATCTATCCAATTTTTTTAATTCAGAAAATAAGGAAAGATTGGTTTACTTTGTAGTAAATATATTTTTTGCAGTTATCATATTCCTCATCTTTTTCACAATTGCGAGAATTGCTCTCAATAAAATACAGTATGTCAAGAGTGATAAAAAACCGACTGAAAAAAGAGAACTGAGAAATTTAGAGATACCAAGCCCAAGTCAAGGAGATAACCGCAATTTTTCACAATTATACCGAAATTTTATTGCAAATTTCGTATTTTATGTCATTATCCTAATCGGTCTTATTTTTGCTTTCACTAAGATGGGATTTAATATAAGCACATTTTTGGTTATTTTAGGAAGTATTGGTGTCGCTATTGCTTTCGGATTCCAAAATCTCATTCAACAAATTATTTCTGGTATTATTATTTTACTATTCCAATATTTCAATTTAGGAGATTTAGTAAAAGTCAAATCCGATATGGGATATATTCAGGACTTCAATTTGGTAAATACAACAGTTATAACAAATAAGGGTGAAGTTATTGTAATACCAAATAATTTGATAACAGTTGATTCTTTCATGAATTATACGAAGAATGACCAAATATATATAACTCTTGAAGCATCACTATCATCAAACAATCGCATTAATTACCCTGAAATCCTTCAATTACTTGCTAAAAAAGTTCGTGAATCAACTTATATTCTTGATAAAAATGAAGTATATGCTGTTATTTTGGATATGTCCGGTGTCGGAACGAAGATTGGTGTTAAAGTTAAGATTGCGAGTGCGGATTTCTTCAAAGCATCCAGTGCGATTCGTCTCATAATCAGACAAACCTTAGAGGAAGAGAATGTAAAACTTTTGGACAACTACTACTAAGCCTCTTTTTCCCGCGCCCCTTTTTCCCCGCCAGCGGGGTAAAGGTGCGAACCCCCAAAATAGGACTTTTAGAGGAGGGGGTCTAAGGGGGAACTTTAAGTTCCCCTTGGGTAAAGGTGCTAACCCCCAAACAGATATTTATTTTCCGGATATGTGTGAAAGGAAAGTGCGAATACATAAAAACGTTATTTTTTATAAAAAAGTTTAATGTAATATTTTATAAATTTCATAATTTTATCAAATAATTCAACCAAAAAGTTCAATAATCAGGTCCCCCAGAGGAGGGGGGTAAGGGGGGAACTCTAAGTTCCCCCCCCTACTTTTTGCGAGAAGCCTTAATCAGATTGCTCTTTTGCGTCTCCAACTCCTCAATGTCCCTCTTTCGCTTACCAAGCTCAATTGTCAGGTCTTGGTTCTCCTTGCTCAAACGCATGTTTGCGCTTTCGAGCGATCGGACTTCCGTCTCCAATGTCTGAATCTTCGCAGTTTTTGAGCGCGTCTCCATCTGTGAAGTTTCGACCTTCTTCTTTTCAGAATCGTGGACGTATTTGACCAAGCTTCCGATGTTGCTCTTTGCGAGTAAATCGTATCCGATTTCTCCACGCGCATTTGCGGTCGTTAATGGACAACCGAAATTGATAAGATACTGCGCAATTTCCGGTCGTCCCAGTAAAATCGCAGTATGTAAGATGGTGTTTCCATAAACATCGCGGTAACTTGATACATCATTCTGCGAAATCTTGCTACAAAGTCTTTCAACTTCTGACAGATTTCCACCTAAAATTGCAGATCGAATATGATCGACAATCTGTGATTGCGGAATAATACTATTTCCAAAGCTTCCAAAATAAGTGCATGTGTTTGTGCTTGTTCTTGACATCTTTTATATCAATTAAAAAGGGATAAATAAAAAAATCAATTTTTATTTTAAGTTTTATAAAAGAAAAAATCTTTATTTTTTCAATACATCTATTTGCGCAGTTGAATTTTGTGTTCCTGAATGTATCTCTGTGCTGATTCAGAATACGCACTTGGGGCGAACTCTAATAGAAATCGTTGTCGGTTGTGTTTATAAGAAAGTTCTCACACATTTTGTTTTAACATCGATCATACACTCATCGGCCAATTTTGGGTTAGAGTGATTCCGAATACTATAGACTGGTGATTTCATTTTACGACAGTCATATGCAATCACATCTCCACGCAATACAGCGAGTGCTAAAAAGCATTGCGCCCACTCTCGATTGATTTCGACGGTCGAGTTGTCAATGATATGCTTCAACAACGATATCGCAAGCAGTGGATTATTTTGTGGCTCAGAAAACAAACTGGTGATTTCATGAAACAGCGTAAGTGGTATAACCACAGGAAAATTACATTTATCACCAATCTTACATTTTATTATAGTGGAGAACAATTGTCTTTCAGCTTCATTTTTTTCTTTTTGAAGCTTTAAAAGGAGTTTCTCAATTCTGTCAATTTCGAATTTTGTTTCTTCTAAAGCAAACAATTCTTTTTCAGCTTTACTTTTTTTTTGAAGCTCTAAAAGGAGTTTCTTAAGTCTGTTAATTTTGAATTTTATTGCTTCGAAATCAATTCTTTTCGAAGAAATATCATCAAGTGAGCTCGAAACATCAGAATCGATTGGGGGTTGTCCAGCTAAAATATTGGACAATAAGGCCGTTAGTGGATTTTCAGAAACGGAAACAGTTCCTGCTTGTCCTCCTTGCAGTGGATTTTCAAAAACAGAAACCGCGTTAAGTAAAAGTTTTATAAAAAACAACGTTTTTTTGAAATCTCACGATTCCATTAATGAAGACCAAATTGATCTTTAAAGTTGGCCAGCCTAGATTGATAACAACCTTGAAGATGTTCATCGAGTATCTTTGAAGCGATCTCATTTGCTGTTACAAAGTTTCTCATTCTCACTTCATGCATCGCTAATTCAAGATACGCATGATCTTTGTCTTCTTGATGACTCGCATCAGAATCAGCGATACGCTCACAAATATCTAGGCATCGCTTATAGCAGGAGCGTGTCATATCAATAGTGACTAACTCCGGATGATCACCAATTAGACAATCATAAAGAGATAGCCAGAAATCGGCAGGAAATTTTTCGCCGTTTTCTAGAAGCATTGTAGCTTCCGATAAAAGATTCGCAATGGCATGTCCGTCTATATGATGATTCATCATTTTTTCCAATTCTTTGAGTTTATCCTTTCGGTTTTGAATTTCAAGTCTTAAAGCACTTAATTTCGAAAGATGCATTTCGGATTCATCATCTAATTTTTGACGAGATTCTTCACTCAGCAACTTTGTTTCATTGAATTCATGAAGACACGCATCAACATTACTTGATTGAACTTCTGCAGATCCTGCTTGTTCGGATTGTGTTTGATTTCCTTGAAGGCCTTTTAAAAGGGCCTCAAAGTAGTTTCGTGGGGTTTTGGGTTGTTGGGGTTGGGGTTGTTTGGAGTGGGAGTCCATGGGGGATTGAAGTATTCCGCTAAATCAAATAAAATTCTGTATCTATTTACCATCAATTTTTAATAAAAATCAATTTTTATTTTATCAAATATTTATCAACTAAAACAAAATGATAATTAAATACAAGCCACAAGGACAGACACTTGGACAACTCACGCGCGAAGTTCAAGAAGAAACCAAAAACAAAATATGCTATATTGGGCGCCTTGATCCACTTGCGAGTGGTATCGTTTGCTTTTTAGTTGGAGATGAGTGTCTGAGTTCAAGGAGCAGTCTTCATTCAGACAAAACTTATTGCTTTAATCTCATTCTCGGAATATCTACGGATACTGGAGATGCGCTCGGGCTCATTCAAAAAATGAGCGCGGTTGATTTGGGCGCCGTAGGTGTAGCCGACATAGTAAAAAAATACAACAACTACTCATATGAGCAAGAATATCCGATGTATAGTTCGTATGAAATTCGCTCTGGTGGTCTCAAAAAACCGCTCTGGTATTTCGCCAAAAATGGGATTCCTATTGATAAAATCCCAACACACTCGATAATAATCCATCAACTGGAACCAACTGGCGAACCAACCATTATTACAAGTGCCACCTATTTTATTGAACAGGTCGCGCGGATCAATGAGGAGAAGTCCCGCCTCCGGAAAGACGAAGTAATCACACAATATCGCGCTTTGGGTCCGATATCGCTGGTTTCAATTCCACTTATCGCAAAAGTCAACGGGGGGACGTATATCCGACGCCTGTGCGAGGACATTGGGGCCGAATATGGAATTCCGGCGATGGCGGATTCCATTGAAAGAGTGGCCTATCATTTTCCTCAGTAAAAATTGATTTATTTTAGAATCGATTGTTTCTTATAAATAAATCTCACAATGGCTACTCAACAACAACAAAAATTTGACTTTGACATTATGGCAGAAATCATCGGTAAAATGTCTGGAAAATCAGACATCCTTATGACAATTCTTAACGTTCATGCGAGGCTATATGAAAAACACAAGTCCGAAATGAGCGACCCCTTAAAAAAGGACGATATAATTCGTCAATTGAAGAAGGCTTTCCGTCATATTGAGAACGAGTATGACAATATTTATCGCATTTTTCGTGGGACAGAGGAATACCTCATTTGGTCCCTGAAATCGCGCGATGAGATTCTCCAAGACTTGGATTCACTTCAAACTTACGAGGACTATTTGAGGAATGGAAAGAAGCCCGATACAGTTGAATACCGCATGGTGTTCCCAAATATTGAGGCGGACCTTCAACTTCCAAAGGAGAAGACAGTCCTTGAAAAAATCATTGAGATGCTCAATGCGCGCGATTTAACGTTTGTTTCTGATTGTGCAACTGTTGATGGAAATCTGAATGTGGTTCAGTATTTGGTCCAAGCAAATCAACTTGATTTATTGCGCCGGATCCACGATTTATCGAGCATCCCGCTTTCCACAAAAACAGTCAAAACAAATCAGACATGCTCTGAACTTGCGATGGCGACAGGAAATTGCGAAATGGTAGAATTTGTCATTAGAAACAGCTATATATCACAGATTCGCTCTCTACACAACCAGATTGATACTCTAAAAGGAACACAGGCTACTCTATATGAAGATATCCGCCGTTTGCGAACTGATAATCAGTTGTTGCGAACTCAATGCGAATCATCTCGCGTTGGTCGTTTGATGAACCAGATTAAGTCGTATCTCTTCTATTTCATGATTATTTACTTCATTTTTTTCCGTTAAAGAAATCAATTATCTGGAATTGGAGCGCGAGTGTCAGTGGAAATCTGATTGCGAAATTAATGTAGAGGGATGAATACCCGCTATAAAATCCCTTGAACCCATTATTATTTATAATTTCTTTTACAACGCCAGCCAATGACATCTTCTTGTTATTGAGCAAATTGTGGGTATGTCTTGCGCGAATGACGTCAAATGGGCTACATAAAATGGTCGCCGGTATATTCAAGGCAGACCCTATTATGAAATCCTCGACGAACTTCGACTTTGCGAAAAGACGGTGTTTCGGCCGGACCGAAAAATACCCGCCCAGTATTGTTCCCGTATAAACCGCATTTCTTAGGGCCATCGGGACCATCAGGCTCCCCACGTTCTTGCGAACAATATCCATATACGAAATCTTCCGGTTTTCCAGATTCATTTGCTTGAATGATTGGACCGCCAGTATCGGTCCTAAAAAGGCCCCGTCTATCAAACCGGCCCCGAATGCAGACTGATATTTGGACGCGCCGATTCTCTCCAATTCGTGAAAAGCATAATATTTGAGGGCCATTTGCGGGGTTATGCTCGAAAGACCGACCAGCCCCCCTCGAAACAGAACCTTATAACCATTCTTTTTTATAGTTTCATAAACTGCGGTTGTTGTCGATGCGGATTGTAGATGTTGTTTTAAAAAATCGAGTGGGAGTGTTATGCTATAACCAACTGCTCCGGCGAGGGCTCCAGATAAAATTGCGTCCATATTTATGATTATATTTTATTTCATATCTCAGTTTAAAAAATATTGAATTGTTATCTTATCTCTATGGAAAAATTTGAGAGCGCCCTTAAACAAGTGGATAATCCAGATTTCCAAACGAACGGAAAAGTAGAATTATATAAAGTGGGGACTGATTTGCTAAAAGATGCCCGCCATGATTTTAAAACGAAGAAGAAAATTATAAAACAGATATTATTCTTTTATCCGGATGATGCAAAGATGTATCATCAAATGGGCGCATTATATGAAGGGAAAGATGCAGAGAAGCAATTGTGGTGGTATAAGTTATCATACAATGCGAAGCCAGACTATTTCGAAAATTTGCTCCCGCTCTGTCGTATACTCTTTAATAAAAAACTGTATAGGGAGCTCGTAAATTTGAACAAGGATAATCTATTTGAGCAGTTTTTGGGGGAGCAGGAGTTCCTACATTATTATTTTTTTAGCCAGAAGCTGAGCAAATTACATAAGGACATTTTGCGCTGTGTTTTACAACGCGTCAAAGACGGTTCAGTTGTAAAATGCTCAACGAAGGAGCAGATGAACCTCAAATTCGAGAACTATTTCTATTTGGGCTCAATTTATTTCAGTTTGGGCGATGTTATGAACGGGCTCAAACACACTGAAAAAGCATATGAGCTAAGCCTCAAATTCAATCTATATCCCTATCAGTTGAGCACATATATGTCAGTAATGTGTATATATGACTATTTCCTTTATGACCACAAAGAGTATATCAGGAAGGCACGTGAGCTTGAATCAATGTATGTGGTCGATGCGTCGAAGAAGTTCAATCCAAAAATTGGTAGAAGTGGAACCGGAAAGATTAGGATTGGTTATGTGTCCAGCGATTTTAATCTACACGTCGTCTCCCACTTCATACTCCCAATATTGCGTAATCATGACCTCCGCCGATTTGAGCTCTATTTATATATTAACTTGGAAGAAATCCACGAATATTATAGGAATATCCCAGCCTTCAAGCGCCTGATATTAAATGCGGATGATTATGTTGTCGCCGAGCTAATACAGAAGGACGCAATTGATATATTGATTGATTTGAACGGGAACACGCTGAATAACCGACTCGGAGTTTTTGCGTATAATCCAGCTCCCATTCAGATGACATACCTCGGCCATCCAAGTAGTACGTTTATGAAGAGCATTCAATATAAGATTGTAGATTCGATTACGAACCCACTGAATAGTATCCAATATCACACTGAAGAACTACTCCGGATGAAAGGATGCTTCTTGTTATATGAACATATCCAGTATAGCCCGCCATTGAGTCATAGAGTGTCTAATCATCGCGAAATCGTCTTCGGTTCTTTCAATAAGGAATCTAAAAACTCGGAGTATATATTGGAAATATGGGGTCGTATATTGCGCGAAGTAGAAAACTCCAAAATTAAAATAAAGCTCGACAGTTTTGATAACGCCGAGGCTCGTCTCGCATATTACGCAGAGAAAATGAATGTTCCAGCAGATAGAATAATAATACTGACGAAATTACACGATAGGGCCTATATGGAGCTCTTCGTGGATGTCGATATTTTGCTGGATTCATCCCCATATAGTGGGACAACTACAACATGTCATTCGCTCTATCATTCTCTACCTATTATAACACTCTATAATAAGGACTATCACTGTCATAATGTGAGCGCATCGCTTCTGATAAATGCAGGTCTGGAAAGGATGGTCGCCAAAACACCAGATGAATATGTTGAAATTGCGAAATATATGGTGGAGAACATTGATTGGTTTAATGAATATAAGAAGGGAATTCGTGATAAATTTTTGGCGCTTATGAATCCAAAACGGTTTATGAGTGAGTATGAGGGAATATTGGGTTCTCTTGTTCAAAAACACGCGCATTGATGTTAGTAAAATAATATAAAGATAATTTTCATATTATTTATAATCGGATGGATAGAGTTGGTCAAATGAAAAAAATTCAAAGTGAGGCATTAGAATTATTCATTAAAAAAAATATTGATTACGGCGATGCTTTTGCGAAATATGGTGTGATTGGCGTATTAATGCGAATCGAAGATAAATTACAGCGATCGATGTCTATAACTAAGAATGGTGTAAATCTAATTAATGATGAAGGACTTCAAGATACATTGATTGATTTACACAATTATTCAGCAATGGCGTTGATGTTGTTATATGAATAATTCAAAATAAAACAAGTTAAAACTTTCCGTCTATTATACATAAAATACCATGGACCCAATAAAAAGTAAGTGTTATAAAATAATAATGACCGGATTAAATGAATGTATGCGCCTCTATTTTGAGAACGGGCCCCGAAGTTCGAAAAAAACGGACCATCTAAACAACATGATAATAGAATATCTTGGCGTATATTTCTCTAATTTACAAAACATCGACGACTACTCTCTGATAACGGAGCACAACTTACAATGCGCAAATTTCTCGGAGCAGAAGAAATGCGACATTGTTGTATGTTATAAAAACGCCCCATACATAGTATTCCCCCTTAAATTCGTAATGACATCCTATTTAAAGAACCGCAACAATTATTTTGAGAATATAACAGGAGAAGTTTATCTTCTGAAACAGTCAAACCCTGATTTGAAAATAGTTCCCATCAATTTCATTCTGGATAAAATCCCGAACCTAACAAATGATAAAAAAATAAAGAATTTTGAATTAATAACGCACGAAAATAGTTTTAACGTATATTCGACACTTGTTAATAGTGGAATCATCTATGATATTTATAATGTCATCATCAAAACCGAACACTCATGTCAGATTGGGGACAAATACGAACATCCTCCTTTAATAACCGATATCATTGAGAATAAATCACTCTATGATATTATTAATGGTTTATAGGTCCAGATGGAATAGGAATCGTTTTCAGAATCGTCGACGACACATTAATCCATCCATTATTTTTAACACTGCTATTCTTTTTTATATACTCCATGTTATTTTTTATTGTATCAATAATGAAATCAATATCTTCCGTTCGCGCCGGTTCAATACACAAGCACGATATATGAAGCGCCGGCGCTTCCATACGGAACGTGAGCCCCTTCGGTTCGAAGAATACTGGCATATAAATGACCTTTTCTTTCTTCGAGATATGTAGCGACTGCGTCCGCCCGTACGAATACCACTCCGGATAAACTACGCGCCCACAGTCTCTCTTCGCGAGTTCATCTTTATATTGTGTAAGAAATGCGTGTGTTTGCGGATTCTGGGCCTTGAATATGGCTTCTGGAATAACGACTCCGCCATTATAAGGAAAAATCGCGAACTTGTCTTTCTTAGCAGTTATGACCTTCTTCCAGCAGGGCTCATCATATAGTTTGGTGGGGTGAATGAAGATATTGTCTCGGAGTGTGGCTATCCCGTTATAAATATTACAGATATCACCGAGTGTTTTTGTATTGGGGGTTGCGTCGTAATGGAGGAGATGGAGCCGGTTTTCCTTGCTGAGTAGCGCATCGTATTCGATTTGCTGGTCATTGTAGATAAGGGTGGCCTTTGGGGCCTTCGTAATGACGGTTATACAGCAATAGACTGATGCGTCCTCGAAAACTTTACGATCCTTGAAATCGATGATTTCTTTGATGAAGCGGTTCTCGAATAAGTATTTGCGAAAATGCGTGGATGACTTGTTGTGTAAATAAGTGTTCGGCGTAATTGCGACCATCGCGCCGTTGTCTTCCAAGAGGTCGATACATTTCATAAGGAAAACGTAGTAGAGGTCAATATTTCCGGCCTTGAATATGGGCCACGTTTGGCGGATGAATTGCGTATATTCGGTTGGTAATTCTTGAATTTTGATATACGGAGGATTCAGAATAATACTTGAATATTTGGTGGGGGGGTCGGGTGCGTATTTGAGGAAATCGGTTGTGCGCTTGTTTAAATTGGGGCGGGGTGTTATAGCTTCCATGTATTCCGCCTTGATATCGAAGACGTCGATGGCCTCGTATAAATCGAGGGGGATATATTTGAGAAGGTTTCCGGTTCCGACTGATGGTTCGAGGAGTGTTCTCGGAGAGGCGACGAGTTCTGCTAATTTGGACGCCATTAGCTGAGAAATATCGTCGGGGGTGAATATATCACATCGGTCGTAGTTTTGTAAATAGTCGGACTCGTCTTTGGTGATATGGACCGTGTCAAGGAGTTCAATAATTTCCTCTTTTTTCTTTTTATAAACGCTGGATATCTTTTTTTCTTTCTTGATTAGTAAGAGTTTCTCTTTTTTTTTCAGTTGGAGGGATGTCATGTTTAATATTATAATATATTTAAACATTTCTAAATCAATTTTTTTGTGATTATATAATATGATTCAGATAATTATACCTAAATGGGTAAAAATTTCAAATTATAGAACGATGACTGACGAAAAAAAGGAAAAGGCCGTAAATGGAAGTAAAAAATACCAGTATGAATGGATGGTTGAAGAAATAAATGAATTTTATGAAGCATTTTCAATGAAAGATGAAGTAGAATTAAGAGACGAAGCTGTCGGTCTTATTAGAGCATATCAGCAATTCATGGGTTCAAAGCGCGTTTGTAAATTGTGGGAAAAAGTAAAAGGAGATGTTAGGAAAGTATTTCCGACTAAGAAAATATTTTTGAAAGCTTTCAAAAAATGGAAAATTAAAAAGATGAAGAAAAAACAGGCGCTTGGAGTAGAAGCTCACCATTTATTGAAATATTTATAATTTGTATAATTCTAATTCAAAATAAATTTCCGGATTATATAATTTAATGTAATTTTTACAATCATCATTGTTTATTTTTCCTTGTCTTCCAAAAAATAATATAAAATTAATAATTTCATCTTTTCTTTCTCTTGTAATTCTTTCAAAAAATGGATTTTCAATTGGAAAATCACAAATGCGTATTAGTTTATCATAAAAATGGTCAATCATACTTTTACTATTTCCTTTATATTCATTGTATCTTTCAATTGTAGCAACCATATTTATTTCATCAATTGTTTCGGGACGAGGTGAATCATAACAATATAATTTTTGATTTTTATGAATTGTATATGAGAATGTTCTAGCTATACCAATCATTCCGATTGCTTCTAAGCGGTCAGAATATCTTGGTATAACTTTATAATAATCCTTTTTATTTTTAGGAAGACGATCTCCATTTTTTGATGAACTTACAAGTTCAACCATTTCAACTACTTTCATAATTGTTTCTTTTGAATAACCGGCAATTTTCATTATTTTTTTTAAATTATCGTTATTTTTTGTTGAAAATAATTTATGATCATCCGCATCATGAAGAATCGACGCCAACAACATATTTTGTGTATTTTCGATGGAATATTTTTCTTTTGATTCTAATATTGCATTTTTACAATTATTCATAACAAGTAAAGCATGAGAAATATCATGGTCTTTTCCAACATTATGATCTTCAAATAATTTTTTGAGAGGTGGAACTATTTTTTCATAAATATCTTTAATAATATTATCCATAATATAACAAATATTATTTTTAACTTAAAAAGAATTGAATATTATTTATAAATTAAAATGTTCAGACAATTATTTACATTATTATTCATCAGACGTGCTCCTGTCTTTTTGGGCCGTTGGAAACTGAAATACGAAGAGCAACAAGTTAACCGATGTGTTTTATGGGCGAATCAGGACAATTGTGGTTGTTGCGATATAGAACAGCCGGTATTTAATGAAGATGTTAGCGACGATTTCTACTTGCCGTACATATTATAATTATATTTATATTTGCTTTACAGCAAATATAAATATAATTATAAATATCTAGATTTTAGTTCATTATAAAATAATAAACTAAAATGTACATATTATAATAAACTAAAATGTACATATTATAATTATACAGAGTATCCAAGTTCCAGAAGTTTCTTTTTTGTTTGAGAATCAGGCTGTTTAAGAAGTTTCTTAATCTCAGCATTTCTCCAACTTAGATAATCATATTTGCCGATCGGTAAATATTGTAGCTTATGATATTTCCATCCTACTTCTTCTAATTTTTTTATGAAGTCCGACTTTACTCCGGATGCGAGGATTTCATCTTTTGACATGTAAGCGTATTTTATTTTGGGCTTCTTGTATTTTTTTAGCCATGATGCGAATACTTTCATTGCGCGGAGCATGTTTGTAGTTTGGTGTGGATGATATTTTGCGCGATTCAACATTGTGTTTATTACATTAAATTGGTAGGCCGGACTTCTGAAGCGGATAAGCTGGATAGTTTTGATGGCGGTTTTTTCGTCTTTGAAACCGGTTCCTTTCATTGTTCGATTCGGATGGCGATTTGAATAGAGTTCCATTGAGTGTTTATAAAATAATATGATTTTATTATTTTATAAAAATCAAAAATAATTATTAGATAAACTATGATTTTCTCATTATTTACGAAGAAGAAAAAGAACACTGATTACAATGAGATGGATAATTTTATTGAAAAAGAGTATTGCGATGATATAAAGGAGACCACAGTCGTATCAGAAGAGGAAGATAATGAAAAAAATAAAGAAAATACCATAAAAAAGGCCAGAGATTTATTGAAAGAAGCGATAAAAATTTTTACATAATAATAAGTATGAATAGATAACACTCATATTCAAATAATACAATAAGAGCCTAATGAAATATCACCTTCCTCTAATATTTGAGTCCTCCAATTGAATAAAATATCAATTATGCGAGTATCCAAATCAATTCTCTTGAATAAATCCCCTTCTAAGAATATTAAATTTCCGAGCCTTAGTTCAATTTTCGACAAATTTTCTTCGCTGACGTACAATACGGTCGTTGTCATTCCGTGTTGTTCAATAATATTACAACCGTTTTCAATATAGTAGATTTTAGTCCCAACACGCAAATAATCATTAACTTCGCGACATGGATATAGCAATATTTCAACCTCCTTAATAAAAAAACGCGCGTTTCGTATTTCCATTTTGACAATTGAATAATTATGGAGGCCCTGACATAAGCATTCAAATTCCCCATTTTCCATTATATTGAATGGCGTATGATATGTATATATATATGTCTCCACTGAATTTATACTGAAATTGATAATAGTCGGTAAGTCAATCCTCTCAAATTCGGAAAATGTGAATGGGTCCATTTCATCATATAGCTCCTCATATTTCCATAAATAAACGCTGAGTATATTTTGTGATGAGCGGATAATATATAGATGAGGTAGTGTCGGATGATATACCAATTTAATCTCATAGTCTTTATCATAACCAACAAGAGTTTCATTAACGACGATACCACCAGTATAAAATATTAGTGATTGGATTTCCAGACCAGCATCAGTTATTGTGCTAACAACAATCCTCGATTTATTTGGATGAAATTCCATATGCTCAATCTTACTTCCAATATCGATTCGGTCAATGTATCTGTTTGAGTGCGCGTCCCAGAACATTACGGTCCCCCTTCGCGTTGCTGACACAATACAATCATATAAGCCATCTGACCTTACCATATCCGGAATGTGCTTTACGAAGATGACGTCATTTTCAACAAGATAATCTTGGAAGAATTTTATGTAAATTCCGTTTTCGATAAATAAGGCCGTCGTATTTTTGACGGCGCAGAGAATCCTGATATCAATCAATTTCCTATGGTCCATATATGAATACATTAGTTCTTTTCTAACTTTTTTATTAAACGCATTATAAAGCCGTTCGCAACAGGCTCCACTATTTAATGAAAGCATTATTTTTTCCCAAATGTCTGTTGGTAAATACATTTTAGATAATATTTATAATATAATATCTAAAAACTTTTATATTTACAAATTTTTTATGAAGTTGTATCCGTGCCTACACATATCATCTACTGTATAATGCGCTTCCCATCCAATCTCGCGAAGTGCCTTCTCAGCGTTTGCGTATACGACCGCCAAATCTCCATCTCTCCTTTCAGTAAATTCGTAATTCAATTTGATGCCATTCACGCGCTCGAATGTATTTATCAATTCTAAAACGGTCGTCCCTTTTCCAGTCCCGAGATTGTAAGTATTTATTCCGGAGCCATCCAATTTCTTCAACGACGCAATGTGTCCGCGAGCCAGATCGACAACGTGAATGAAATCGCGGATACACGTTCCGTCGCTTGTATCGTAGTCATTTCCGAAGATACGCAACTTCTCTAATTTTCCGGATGCAACTTTGAGCAAGTATGGGAATAAGTTATTGGGAGCATCATTCGGGTTTTCTCCGATGAGGCCCGATGGGTGCGCCCCAATTGGATTGAAATATCGCAAAATGACGACTGACCATAAATTATCCGCTTTATATAAATCCTCCAATATATTTTCTAACATATATTTTGTTTTACCATAGGGATTCGTTATTCCATCACCTGTTTTTGAATCTTCTCGAACTGGATATTTATTCATTCCATAAACCGTGGCCGATGATGAAAATATAATCCTTTTACAATTGTGTTTGCTCATAATTTGTAATAATGCGATTGTTCCAGCTACATTATTGTCGTAATATTCGAGTGGGGCCTTTATACTTTCGGCGACTGCTTTAAGTGAAGCAAAATGAATTACTGCGTATATTTGATGAATCGTAAATAAATTATTTAGGTATTGACGATTTCTTATATCAAAATTATAATATTTTAATATTGTCTTATCATTTATATGAGTAATATCTATTATTTTCTGAAAAATGTCGATTGAACTATTTACTAAATTATCGACTATAATGACATTGAAACCGGAATTTAGCAATTCAATTACTGTATGTGAACCAATAAATCCAAGACCTCCCGATACCAATATTGTTTTCATAATATATCATATTTAAAAAAAATGAACTATTATAACGCATGAATATATTATTACTTCTGAATTGTTTCTTATTTGTGATTACTCTATCGGAGTATTTGATATGTATGAAATACATCAATTACGAATATGATTATAAAAATGCGTGGTTCAATATATTGTTGAGTGTTTCACTGACACCGTCATATTTCATTTTACTAATCAAAGATGTCAATCGGAATAAATTGCGAGAGTATGCGAGGCCAGAAAATAGAATACAGCTCTTTTACCCATTTGCGACAGGCCTCTTATATACTGTGGAAACAATAATGCTATTCTATGCTCTGAATACACTAACACTCAGTTATTACACTATTTTGCGCTCCGGATTTATCCTGTTCAACATCCCCTTTTTCAAGTATCTTCTCCATAAGAAAATAACCGCGATTTATTTGATGAGCTGTGTATTGCTTGTAATTTCGCATGTCATTATTATTACAAATTACGCCAATACGCAACCGAGCGCATCACTTTCCATGAACACACTCATCATTTTCATTTCGTGCTTCTTGAATGCGACTTATAATAATATCATTGAATATTCTGTCAAGAAATATAAGATTCCGAATATTGACTTCCAGATATTTTTTCAGATAACGTATTTCCTTTTCATAATCGGGCCATCCATCTATTATACGATTCAGGACTTACCTCCTATAAATGGGCTAACGATGGTCCTCTATGCGCTCATTGCTCTTGGGCTACAAATGTATATGTATAATAAGATTTACATATTGAATAATCGTAATGACTTTATTCCGGCGAATATACTTCTGAGCAGTTTGGACCTATTACGGAGAATAATCCAACTATTATTTTCTTTTTTGTTATTTGATGAACAGTTTGATACTTATGTGGTATTATCATTACTCTTCTTTGCGGTTTCAAGCTTCATGCTCTTGTATCAATACTTTCGGGATAACCGGATAATTCGACACGTTGAGCTGGAAGACGTTGAGATAAAGTAAAATAATTTATTTTGTATCATTTTGTATAAAAATTGAACTTAAATTAAACAATATTTAATATATAAACAAAATGACTATAAAATATTTAATAATACAGCAACAGCAACAACTGTTGAGCTTCATGGAAAGATACAATGTCTTTTTTGATTCACACGCACATCATATGTTTTCCCAATCACGTCTTGTGATGGGTCGATTATTGATTCGCACGAATCCTTCAAATACAAACAACAAAAATATATTAAAGAAAATAAAAGAGCAATTTCTAAAAGATTGTTCAAGAAAATTTGGGAGACTCATTTCTATCCAATTTATGTTGCGTGGACGGTCTCAACCAATTAATCCCCAAGATATTATTCGATTAGAAGGGGAAGATTCAATTCGAAAACAATTTATGTCGATTTCACATTACGGAATCGCAGTTCTTTTGGGAAATACAAGCGCAATAGCAGAAATGATTAGCCGATTATTTAAAATAAAAATATATGAACGTGGAATTTTAGTTTATTCATTATATCGGAAATTTCTTAAATTATTAGAATACGGAATATCTCATAGATGTCCAGATTGTATCGGGGTTATGGCCCATTTTTTAAATGTTGGTTTTTATAGCATTATCCAAAGAGACAAACAACGTGCTCTCAAACTTGCGGAACAAAGTATAGAAGGAGGAAGTGTTATCGGATGTTTTGTTCTTGTGGAATTATTGTCAAATTTGGATTCATTTCACCAAGACAAATTTGGTAATAAAGAAATTGAAGACGCAATTAAAATATTACAAGAAATAATAAGAAAAAAAAATGCGGGTATTCTAATTTGTATCGATCACGTTGTCGTCGATGTTGAAGATTCAATTCTTGTTGCTATTAGAGTATTACAAGAAAAACTCATCCAATTTTCAATGAAGAAACACTAAAATGTGTAAAAATTGAAGTAAAATATGCCATTAAAATCTGTAATATATAATAAAATGAATATAATGTATATTTTTAATAAATTATCAATCAAACAGCAGCAACAACTGTTGCGCTTCATTGAAAAATACCATATCTTTTTTGATTCACACGCACATCATATGTTTTCCCAATCACGCTTCGTGATGGGTCGATTATTGATTCGCACGAAACCTTCAAATACAAATAATAAAAATATCTTAAATAAAATAATTGAGCAATTTCTAAGAGATTGTTCAAGAAAATTTGGGAGACTTATTTCTATCCAATTTGTGTTGCGTGGACGGTCTCAATCAATTAATTATCAAGATATAACTCGATTCCAATCTGCAGTTTCAGTTTCATTACAACAACAATTTCTCTTGATTTCACATTATGGAATCGCAGTTCTTTTGGGAAATACCAGCGCAATAGCAGAAATGGTTTACCGATTGTCCAAAATATACATGTATGATCCAAGTGGAAATGCTGACAATATTTTTAAAGGACAATTACTTAGATTGATAAAATACGGAATTTCTCATAGATGTCAAGATTGTCTTGCCATTATGGCCCATTTTTTGGATATTGGTTTCGGTGGTATTGTCCAAATGGACAGAGAACGAGCTATTAAACTTGCGGGTGAAAGCGCAGAAGCAGGAAGTGTTATTGGATGGGAAGTTCTCGCAAACTTGCTGAAATCGAACGCATCAAATAAGGATTCATTCTATGTTGATGAAACTTATGCTGGTGTTCAACTGTATGTTGGAAGATTCATAAAAGAAGAAGATCAACATAAAGATGATAAAAGTGTATCGCGTTCTAAACAAAGAATGATAGCAATGAGGATTCTAGAAGAAAAGATTGGAAAACAAATATTATCATTGTCCAATTTTCAATGAAGAAACGCTAAATGGTGTAAAAATTGAAGTAAAATACTACATTATTTATAACATTAAAAAGAATTTCCTATATAAAAATGAATATAAATTCTTTTCCTATAAAATTATTAATCAAAAAACAACAGCATCAACAGCAACAACTGTTGAGCTTCATGGAAATACACAAAATCTTTTTTGACTTACATCCACGTCATATGTTTTCCCAATCACGCTTTGTGATGGGTCAATTATTGATTGGCATGAAACCTACAAATACAAATAATAAAAATATCTTGAATAAAATATTTAAAGAATTTCTAGGAGATTGTTCAAGAAAATTTGGGCGACTCATTTCAAGTCAATTTATGTTACGTGGACGGTCCCAGCTAATCAATTACAATCATATAACTCAATTCCAATCCGCGATTTCATTACAACAACAATTTATCTCGATTCCGCATTACGGACTTGCAGTTATTTTGGGAAATACAAGCGCAATCGCAGAAATAGTTTACCGATTATCCAAAATAACAATGTATGACAAGTATGGAATGATTGATAATAAATCACCATTGAAAGTTATTTCATTGATAGAATATGGAATCTCTAGTAAATGTCCAGATTGTCTTGGCATAATGGCCCATTTTTTGAAGGTTGGTTTAGGGGCGGTTGTTCCTGTTGACCAACAACGTGCTCTCAAACTTGCGGGAGAAAGCGCAGAAGCCGGAAGTATTTATGGATGGTTTGTTCTGGCGAGTTTGCTAAAAGATAATTCGGACAATGCGTCATATCATAATGAGTTTGATGATGAGATAAATGTTGATGAAACTGATCTTGGTGTTTGGCAGTTTGTTGGTGAAAGAGCGACTCGCGATGAACAAATTTGCCGGAGATTAGAAGAACATGGATGTGAAAATTGTTTTGACCAATTTTATTATGGGAAAGATGAATGTCGTGATTGTGGATTTGAATTTGACGTGTTCAATTGTTATCCCGATGATGATGATACAAGCGTTTCAAAACAGGAGCAGATGCGAATTTCTGTTGCGATTTACTACAAGATTTTGAGCGAAAATTCACCATCACATCCAATCTGTGTTGATTCGCGTAAAAATCTCGTCAAAATCTATAAAGCAAGAGAGAGGTTGTTTAATGGAAGCATTGAAGAAACAGATGATGAAATACGCAGATTAGAGGCAATATAAGGTTTCCTTCTAATAAGTGATTTGTATTGAATTTATAAAATGGAAACTCTAAGTTCCCCCCGTGTTATATCCACCACAACCACCACATTTCAGTCCGTAATAATGATATTTAACCTCTCCTCGAAAATCGCAATCATTACAGCGGATATTAACTAAATGCTCTTCATCAATCGGATTGTTTTCAATTTGTTCATCAATATATTTTATTAATTTTTCCAAAGCCTCTCCAATGTAAAGGCTTTTCCTACACAATGGACAATTTATCTTATAATTATCTGTATAACTAATCAGACAATCTTCATGAATCGCATGACCACATGGCATTATAAAACTTTGTCTGATTGAATTGAATATATCTTCCAAACAAATTGGACACTGAGTGTGAAATGCGTCTTTTCTACAAACATGCGTTTCTTTATTATCAACGACGCATGTATTACAAGTATCACAATGGATATATTTACCGTCATTTCCGACGCGACATAACCCACATTTATCACAATGATAATAATTGCGCTCTATTCTGTCATCGAAGAAATTACATATTTTACAGAAATATCGGGCAAATTCTATCTGACAGGATACACATTTATTACTGATTGGTTGTTGGGTATTACATTTTGAGCAGACGATTTCTTTGACGTCGAACCTATTTATTTCGTGTGTCTCATTATCATTATGACAAAATCGACAAGTATATATTTTATTACAACAAGGTGATACAAACTTACAGTTGCGAAAGTAATGCTGACATTGTTCCATTAGAAATTTATTGTAATATTTTTTTAAGTTAAAAATATTATTACACTTTTATAAAAAATTATACAAATTAAATATCTTTAATATTTATATGTATAAATTCCTTTTAATTATTGTCATGTGTTTATTTATTATTTTATTATACTTTGACAAAAAAATACCAGAACATTTCCAAAACAATGAAATCCCAAAAATAATATGGGCATATTGGGACAGCGATGAAATCCCAGATATTGTGAAACTATCCATCAAATCATGGAAGAAAACATCCCCGCAATACAAAATCAATTTTACCAATCAAAAAAACATTGAAACGCTTATATCATTACCGAATAATTGGAAAACATTACCCCCTTATCGTCAGTCCGATATAATCAGATTACTTTTATTAGAAAAATATGGGGGTATTTGGATAGACGCATCCACGATTCTTTTAGAAGACTTGGATAAATTTATTTCCAAAGATAACCTAACGCTTTTTATAACTCCATCATCTTCATTGGAAAATCCAGTATTTGAGAATTGGTTCATTTCCGCACCTCCCAATAATCCGGTAATAAAACAGTGGATAGAAGAAGTATTTATAGCGTTATCAAATCGAAAAGAATATATCGATAAATCAAGTGATTATAGCAAACAAACAATAGGTAAGCTTTATTACCATATATGTCATTTAGCATTGAAAAACATATATGAGAGGAATAAAAAGTTATTTGATGGAGCAAAAATATATGATAGCAATGAAACTGCGTTTTATTATCAAAAAACTACACCGGACTTGAAATATCTATTCAAGAATAAATTTGATAAAAAAAAGCTGATGATAAAATTGACAGGAAAACATCGTAAGAAAATAGACTTACAATATTTCGACAAACGTTTGGTTGCGTAAGCTTATTGAAAAAAATCTAAATATATTTATTCATAAATATATTTTCAAATTAAATATCTGTAATATTTATATGTATAAATTCCTTCTAATAATTGTCTTGTGTTTATTTATTATTCTATTATACTTTGATAAAAAAATACCAGAACATTTTGAAAATAATCCATCACAAATAATAACAAAATCATATTTAAGTAATGATAAAGTTCCTAAAATAATATGGACCTATTGGGATACTGATGAAGTTCCAGAAATTGTAAAACTATCAATGAAATCATGGAGGAAAACATCTCCAAACTATTTTATTAATTTAATGAATCAAAAAAATATTGAAGAATTTGTATCATTACCGGAAAATTGGAAAACATTACCATCATATCGTCAGTCAGATATAATCCGACTAAGTTTATTAGAAAAATACGGAGGTGTTTGGATAGATGCATCTACGATTCTTTTAGAAGATTTAGACAATTTTATTTCCAAAGACAACCTAACATTTTTTATAACTCCGTCATCTTCATTGGAAAATCCAGTATTTGAGAATTGGTTTATTTCCGCGCCACCCAATAATAAAGTAATAAAAATGTGGATAAAAGAAGTATTGTTCTCTTTACAAAATACTGATAAATATGTAGATGATTCAAATATTTATAATGTTGAAATAACTGGAAATGTTAATTATCTAATCTGTCATTTAGCATTAAAGAATATTTACGAGAAGGATAAATCGTTGTTCAATAGAGCAAAAATATATCTTAGTAATGATACCGCGTTCTATTATCAAAGAATTACACCGGACTGGAAATATTTATTTAAGAATAAATTCGATAAAAGTAAGCTCATGATAAAATTGACAAGCCAACATCGAAAATATATTGATTTACAATATTTTGACAAAAGTTTGATTGAGTGATTATTCGAAAAATTTATTTTTTAGAAATTACTTTTTTCAAGATTAGATAAATATATGACACAACCACCCAAAAAGAAACCAGCACATATTTCTGATTTAGATATATTTTTAATTATACCTTTTTTTTATTATTTTTATATATAAATTGCGAAACCTAGTTTTTTCATCGAATGATATCGAATTATCGTTTTTTTGAATATTCAATTTTATTTCATGTTGAGTCAATTGTCTTTTATTTGAAAAAACTCAATAAATCGATATTTTATCAGTAGTATCAATTATATTTCTAAAAAATTGATTTTAAATAATTCAGATTATTATAATTATAATAAATTATAATGACCCGAAAAAGATGTATCGAACCGAATTGTAAAGCAAGCGCACAAGGAAAAACTGGTAAATGTATTACACATGGTGGAGGAAAACGTTGTAGCGAACCTGATTGTAAAGCAAGCGCACGAGATA